GGCCTTACTTATAAAAATCAAGGAAAAACTTAAGGGCAACCAATAAAACAACCAAGAAAAAAAAAATATTTTTTTATTCAAACACAAATTTCCTAGTTTGGTTTTTAGATTGGTATTTGTTAATTGTATTAAGTATTTTGTTGTACTAAATATTCACATGGTACTTGGGCTTCTAAACATGGATTTAAATATTGTTCTATTAAAGACTATAATATTATAAAGGACTGGTTAAGTGAAAGTATTAATTGATATTAAAGAATATCGTGATTTAAAAGAAGATGCATTAATGCTGCGATGTTTAGAAAATGCTGGTGTTGATAATTGGGATGGTTATAGTTATGCTGATGAAGAATATGATGAATTTTTAGAAGCATTAGATCTTGAAATACAAGAAAGATTAGATGAGACATCTAGAAATACCTGATACACAAATTAAATATGGAGAAGACTTAACATTCCTTACTTGGATAGGTAAATATATAGTTCAAAAAAAGCCAGATGTTATTATTCATCTTGGTGATTTTGCTGATATGTCATCCTTGGCATCGTATGATGTAGGTAAGAAGTCCTTTGAAGGACAAAGGTATGTAAAAGATATTGAAGCTGCTCATATAGGTATGCAACTTCTTTTACAACCTTTAGTAGATTTTAATCTTAAAGCAAAGAAGAATAAAGAAAAACAATATAAACCAAGGCTAGTTCTCACATTAGGTAATCATGAACAAAGAATAGAAAGAGCAGTTAATGATGATCCAAAACTAGAAGGTCTAATCTCATATGAGGATTTACCTTATAAATCTTGGGAAGTTTATCCTTATCTTAAACCAGTAATCATTGATGGTATTGCTTATTGTCATTATTTCCCTTCTGGTGTTATGGGGAGACCCACAGCAACTGCTTATCTCTTAGTTAGTAAGATGCATATGTCTTGTGTAGCAGGACATCAACAAGGAAAACAAATAGCTTATGGAAAGAGACCTGATGGATCATTAATAACTTGTATTATTGCTGGTAGTTGTTATGAACATAATGAAACTTATATGGATGTACAAACCAATAACCATTGGAGAGGTATTATTATGTTACATGAGGTTAATGAAGGATCATTTGATGAATTGTTTATTAGTCTCAAATATTTGAAAGAAAAATATGGTTAAATCCACTTGGAAATCTGTAATTAAAGATATAAAAAAACGTGATAAGTTTGGAATTAAAAAGTATAAAATTCCATTGAACACCACAACAAAAAAAGATATGCTAGTAGAACATTATGAAGAACTACTAGATGCTATTGTGTATATTAAAACATTCATTTTACAAAGGAAACAGAATGCAAGCAAATGAATACCAAAAACAAACAGGTAGTACTGCAATTTATCCAGGTGCAGACACAGGAGATAATCGAGAACTTGTGTATCTAGCCTTAGGTCTTACATCAGAAGCAGGTGAAGTAGCTAGTAACATCAAGAAACTTATTCGTGATGGTCAATATAAACCTGGTGATCTTGCTTATGAACTTGGAGATGTATGTTGGTATGTAGCTCGTCTTGCTTGGGCAATTGGTTATGACTTTTCTGATATCCTTAAACTTAATAATGCGAAACTTACAAAACGAAAAGAAGCTGGAACTATTAAAGGTTCTGGAGACTCTAGGTAATAAAGAACCTATAGCTTGTACTTATGATCATGTATATTTATTTGAACAACAACGACAAATCATTAAAATTCTCAGAGAATTAATTTATGAAACTTTATAAAGTTCCACGTAATAGTAAAATTCGTATTTTAAACGAAGAAGATACTATAGGTCCTCCGGGATCTATAGAATTAAATCTACAGGATACTTATCACTTTGGACATGTAGATGGTATGTATTCTTACTGTAAGACTCACGATGGTCTTATTGCTCATATACCGGCATGGGCAGAAGTGGAGATTGTAAATGAATATTGCTGAATGTAAAGTAGAACTTATTGCTAGTATGGGTACAGATCTTTCTGTAGTTAATGCTGCTAGAGTATCTTTCCATAAAGAAAGCTTCTATGAATTTGATATGGATGATCCTTTTACAGCATATCTTTCCCATAAAGATATGAAACTACTAAAGTATCTTGCAAATAATAATCATCATACTCCATTTGGACATTGCTTCTTGTCTTATAGAATTAAGGCCCCTATCTTTATTGCTAGACAACTAGCAAAACATCAAGTAGGTCTTTGTTGGAATGAGGTTTCACGTAGGTATGTTGATGAAGAACCTGAATTCTTTTTCCCTAAAGAATGGCGAGGAAAGCCTTTAAATTCTAAACAAGGAAGTACAGGAGAATTTGATCCTAACCAACCTTTATATAATTTAGATATATGGTCAAGAGAAATTTGTACAAGAAGTCTTGAGATCTATAACCAGGTAATTACAGATGGTTTAGCACCAGAACAAGCAAGAATGTTTCTTCCACAAAACATGATGACAGAATGGATTTGGTCAGGATCTTTACTTGCATTCATGCGAATCTGTAATCTCCGGTTAGACTCACACACACAAAAGGAAACACAAGATGTTGCAAAAGAAATTGCTTTTTACTTAGAAAAAGAATTCCCAGAATCTTGGGGAGTATATAAAAGATTTAATGAAAACATTTGAAGAAATATGTGAAATCTTGAAAGGAACTGATGAAATAACTTTACTTGAACAACTAGATATTTCTAGTGAAGAAATTGTAGAGAAATTCAGGGATTTAATAGAAGATAAATTAGAATTCTTTCAACAAGATTTAGAAGATGAAGAAGATGATGATTCCTAAATCTTGGACTGGTAAGAAAACACAAACCAATCCAGAATTCAAAGAAAAACATAAACAAAGAAAAATAAAAAAAGCTCTAATTAATTATCTAAAAACACAAGATTGGGAATTAGAAGTCTATAATTATAATAATAAGAAAGAGACTTAATGCAGCGACAGTATTTTAATAATACATTTAGTGAGACTATCTTTAAAGCTAAATATGCTAATGGTCCCACAGATACATGGGGTAATCTCGCAGAACGTGTAGTAGAAGATGTATGTGGATCTCGTACTAAACACACACCATTAATGTCTTTGGGAGATCGACAACAACTTGTAGAATACATCAAAGATTTTAAATTTGTACCTGGAGGTAGATACCTTTGGTATGCAGGACGTAAAAATCACTATTATAATAACTGTTATTTATTAAGGGCAGAATATGATACGAGGGAAGAGTGGGCAGATTTAACCCAGAGAGCCGTCAGTTGTCTTATGACTGGTGGTGGTATTGGCATCGACTACAGCATACTACGTCCATCAGGGAAGCCATTAAGTCGTACTGGTGGCTTATCCTCAGGCCCAATTCCATTAATGCAGATGATAAACGAAGTTGGTCGTGGAGTTATGCAAGGGGGCTCACGCAGGTCTGCTATCTACGCATCTTTAAATTGGCAACACGAAGATATCTATGATTTCTTAAAGGCTAAGAACTGGACACAACAAGTTAGAGATCTAAAAGCACAGGATTTTAATTTCCCTGCTTCTTTAGATATGACTAACATCTCTGTTAATTATGATGATGCTTGGAGATTTGATCCCAATAATCCTGTATTTCTAGCTAATTGTAAACAAGCTATGAAAACAGGAGAACCTGGATTTAGTTTTAACTTTGGTGATAAACAAAATGAAACACTACGTAACGCATGTACTGAAGTTACATCAGAAGATGATTCTGACGTATGCAATCTTGGCAGTATCAACCTCAGCAATATTAAAGATCTGGAAGAATTTAAATCTGTCTGTCAGTTGGGAGCCAAATTCCTTATATGTGGATCATTACGAGCAGATCTTCCCTATGAGAAAGTCTATAAAGTCCGCGAGAAAAACCGTCGTATTGGATTGGGACTTATGGGAATTCATGCATGGCTCCTCCAACGAGGATATCAATATAATGTAGTTCCAGAGTTACATGAATGGTTAAAGGTATATGAATATGAATCTGAACGAGCAGCTAATGAACATTGTGACCACTTGTACATCTCAAAGCCAGTGGCTTATAGAGCAATCGCACCAACAGGTACAATTGGTATCCTCGCAGGAACAACTACTGGTATTGAACCACTGTTTGCAGTTGCTTACAAACGTCGTTATCTCACTAATGGAACAAAATGGAAACATGAATTTGTTATTGACTCCACTGCTGACTTATTAATTAAACAATATGGAATCAACCCTGATCATATAGAGACTGCATATGGATTATCCAAAGACTACGAACGACGAATCAAGTTCCAAGCCGACATACAAGATTACGTTGATATGTCAATCTCAAGCACCATTAATCTCCCAGCTTGGGGAACTAAAGAAAACAATGAATCTCGGACGCAGGACTTCTGTAACACTTTGGCAAGATACGCGCCGAGACTCCGTGGGTTTACATGTTATCCAGATGGAAGTAGAGGAGGTCAGCCCTTAACAGAAGTACCTTATGAAGAAGCATTAAAACATAAGGGTATTACTTTTGAAGAGAATGTAGATCGTGCTTGTACCTCAGGAGTCTGTGGTGTATAACAGACTCTTAGGGTTTTCTTTAATAACAGGATTTAGTATAGGATTAGAATTTGTACATTTAACTAAACAATTAATTAGTATTGCTTTAGATTTAGGTATAATCCGTATTATGTTTGTACAACAAAAAATAGTTAGTTAAAATAATAAAGCCCCTTAATTGGGGCTTTATTTTTACTTCTTAGGTTTTACACGTTTACATGTCATTATTGTCTCCTAAAATTAAATAATCCCTGATGCTCAATCTTTCTAACAGAAGATAAATTATTAGGAACCTTACCCTTGTTGTTTGTAACCTCTCTGATATCAGCAGGAACTAAAGCTTTATATGCTCTTGTTTCAAGTTGATTCTTAATGTTAGCATCGGTAGCCCCTAATTCTATAAGTTTATCTAGATACTCAGGTTTCAGAGTCTGATTATAAAGTACAAACATTCTCTTGATCTTATCATTAAAGGCTTTAGTTCTAAATTGATCTTCAATCTTTTGATCAGTTTTAAACCTTTCCTGAGTAGACATATTACCTATCCAATGTGCTATCTTTTCCTTTGGTCCTTCTTCCATAAGAGCAGAACTGTCAGAACCAGAAGCAATCATATTAGTATCCTTACCCATTACAGTAGTCTTATTAGCCCCTGTAGCTTCCATCAGAGCATTCTTCATAGGACCACGCATAGCTACATCAGTGATACCTTGTTTTAATTCATTCTTAGGAACATCTGTAACAAGACTCTTTGTTAAAGTCTTAGCACCAGAAGCCATGTGAATAATATTAGAATGCACAGGCATAAGCCTTCCTGCTTCTCTTGCTATTTCAGTAGCAGCTTTATCTCCTTCAACCATAGAAAGAAGAACTGATAACATAGTACCAGGTAAAGTCTCAGTAGTTCTAGCAGAAGCACCAATATCAATACCAGTTTGTTGTGAAAGAACACCATAAGCAATAAGTTTTGTTAAAGCATCTTTATCTTCTACAACATTATCAATACTAATCACACCTTTTAAAGTAAGATCAAGAGCAGATGGTATATC